CAAGCACAAGCACAAGCAGCACGAATCAAGGCAACAGGTGCAGCAGCATTCGGTGGCACAAGTGGCCTTGGATCTAAGGCATTAAGAGCTAGAACAGTTTAAGTAATAGGGTGATTGGCAATCATCCGGGTTCGAGACCCGGACACCCACTCCATCTCTAGAAATGCCGGAACTTGAGATGAGTATAAACCCGGAAGTTGGAGCCAATGCATTTCCCCGATTGCATTGAGGCCAGCGACTAACATGAAAAGGGAGTAGGACAAATGTCCAATTACGAACTGGAAGAGGATGAATTCGAGCTTGACTCGAATGATGTTCTCGGACAACTACGCAAAGCCAATAAGGCAAAAGATAAGCAAATGAAAGAAATTCAAGAAGAACTTGCTAACCTGCGTAAAGAAAAACGAGAGAGAACTATCTCAGAAGTCCTTACAGCTCGAGGAGTGAATCCGAAGATTTCGGCTTTCATTCCACAGGACATCGACCTCACGGAGGATTCGTTGTCGTCATGGCTCACAGAATACGGAGATGTATTCGGTGTGTCACAAACCAACCAAACAAACTCAGCAATATCAGAAGGTTTTGTTAATGATTACAAGAAGGCTCAAGCAACTGTAGACGGCGGCATTAGTGCTGATCGTGAACAGATGATTCAAGCCCAAATGGATGAGGCCGCTGCAAAGGGGCCTGATGCATTAAAGCAATTATTTGCAGATCTTGGTAAGGCTGGGTACTAACCAAGAAAGGCGGTTACCTTAAATGGCAACCACTCAAATCTCTGGTGTAGGCAACTTAGTAGTCAATGCATATGACACATATGTAAGAGCTGCACTCCGCTCACTTCCTGTCATGCGTTCAGTCGCAGACCTACGACCAGTAGCACTCACCAACCCGGGAACTACTCTCAAGTTTGCAGTTTATTCAAACTTGGCAGCAGCAACCACAGCATTAACAGAAACATCCGATGTAACACCTCTTGCATTGGCAAACCCATCACAAGTAACAGTTACTGTTACTGAATACGGTAATGCTGTTGAGCAGACAGAGAAGGTCAACATGGCCTCATTCTCTTCTATCGACACCATGATCGGTGATGCACTTGCTTACAATGCAGCAGATACATTGGATAAGTTAGTTGCAACAGCACTAACATCTGGAACAGTAGTTAAGTACGGTGGAAGCCGTACATCAACAGCTACTCTTACAGCTTCAGATGTTCTATCAACAGCAATGCTTCGTAAAGCACAAACAACACTTCTTGAGGCTAATGCTCAACCTCGTGTTGGTGACCTTTACACATTGTTCATCCACCCACGCCAAGCTTTCGACCTTCGTGCCGAGACTGGTGCTGGCGGATTTGTAGACATCCACAAGTACACAACTGACAATGTAGGAAACCTATTGACAGGCACCATTGGTGTTCTTGAAGGCTTCCAAGTTGTTCAGACTTCTCGTGTTCCATCAACCACTTCAGGTGCATCTTCAGCTACTGTTTACTCAGCAGTTGCAGTTGGCAAGGAAGCTCTTCTTGAGGCTAATGTTTACGATGTGCAAACAGTCGTAGCACCTCAGATCGACATCCTTCGCCGTAAGTCAGCACTTGGCTGGAAGTACTTCGGTGGCTGGGGCATCTTCCGAGATGAAGCAGTTTGCCGTTTGGAAACAGGCGGATCTAGCCTCTAGTAGGTCATTAGTTGAGGGGGGCAGGGCAACCTGCCTCCCTCTCTATTAACAAGGAGAATCATGGCAACATATACTTTTTACCCACCGCAGGTAATGGAAGGTTATCCATTAGCTGACAAGTGGTGGCGTAGAGTTGTATCCCAGCGAGGGGTAGCCGTGCTTATCAATGATGGTGTTATGTCTTTGGCTCGAGCAGTCACAGAAGATGAACTAAGAGATTATGATTATGTATTCCTTGGTGGGCGAGGTCACATAGTAAATGAAGCAACAAAAGATATTCTTGTAGGACAAGGCTTTGCAATCAGAACTCAGGCTCAAGCCGACTCTGATTCAAACATAGCCCATAACGGATTTTTAGTGGAGATAGTTTAATGGGATGTAGAACTGGATGCCCTACCCAAGATCACATAGATTGGGGAGAGTGCCTAAGACAATCAGGTTTACAAGTTAATTCAGGTGATGCTAATAGTTCCAAGATGATGTCTCAAAAGAAATGGGATGCAGAGTTAAATGCATACCAGTCTGCAATCAATCAAGGTATTGAACCAGCGACAACAAACATGAAGGATATTCGTGGAGCAGTCGAAGTAAGTAACATAGCCGGTAAGGCATTCGACTCAACCACTAACTCATTTAAGGACTAAGCATGACAACTATTGTCGGAATCCAAGGCAAAGGCTGGGGATTGATCGCAGCAGATTCTTTGATAGTTGGTGCAGATCAGAAGTTTATAGCTTCCGGTATGGATAAAGTAGTAGAAAAAGGCGAGTATGTAATTGCCTTTGCTGGCGATGCAATCGCCGGGGATATAGCCCTACACAGTTGGAATGCTCCTAAAATTCCAAGAGGTGTGAATCTAGATAAATTTATGATGACAGATTTCTTGCCATCACTTAGGCAAGCATATGCAGATTATGGATATGACCCATCGCCAAAGACTGCTGATAATGATCTTAAAGATGGTGCAGGTTTTGATGCGTTGATATGCCTTCGAGGCAAGATCTATCAAATTGATAATGATTTTTCTTGGGTAAGAGATGACCGTGGAATATACGGAGTTGGATCTGGAAGTTCATATGCACTTGGTGCATTAGCCAGAACCACACTATCCCCAACGAATACAAGAACAGCAGCTAATGAGGCTCGTAAAGCAATAGAGATTTCCATCTCGTTTGATATAAACACAGGTGGGAAAGTCAAAGTCATCACACAAAGGGAGAAGCAAATGCCAAAAGTCGGAATGAAAGAATATCCATACACAGCTAAGGGCAAGAAAGATGCCAAGATGGATGCAATGAAATCTGGAAAGAAAATGGTTTCAAAGAAGGCAATGCCTAAGAAAATGGGTAAGAAGAAGTAAATGCCTGAGAAAAAAGATTCCCGGCTTAAAGCAGCAGGAGTCTCTGGTTTCAATAAGCCAAAGAAAACTCCTAGCCATCCAACAAAGTCTCATGTTGTAGTAGCCAAAGAAGGTTCAAAGGTTAAAACAATTCGATTCGGGCAACAGGGTGTATCTGGCGATAAGAAGCCAACAGCAAGACAAGCATCATTCAAAGCTCGTCATGCTAAGAACATTGCTAAAGGAAAAATGTCAGCGGCCTACTGGGCAGATAAGGTGAAGTGGTGAAAAAGAAAACAGCATTCTGGGATAAGAAAAATCCTAATAAAAAATCTACTCCATTGACTCCATCACAGAAAGCAAAGGCTAAGGCTGCTGCTAAAAAGGCTGGAAGACCATATCCAAATCTAGTAGATAACGCAGCAGCAAAGCGAAAGGCTAAGTAATGGCAACTGGTACCAACGGAAGTACACTCCATGCAGAACTTAATCGTCTTGCTAATGGTGGCACCTATCCTGCTATTCAGTCATATGTTGGTGCAGCTAAGGCTGCAAACACTTGGGCTGGAACTACAGGACTTAGTGTTGTTGGTGCCTTAAATGTCAAAGCTGGCAATACTCGACCTAATTACAAAGACCTTCGTGGTGTCTGCAACCAACTAGGCGGAACTACTGATAAGGCTGCTGCCGCAGCCCTGAGAGCGGTGAGTGAATGACAACAACATTTAATGGACTCATAGAACGAGTCCTTGGGCAGATCCAGAGTTATGGGGCCCAACAGGAAACCGCTACTTGGATCAACCAATCTGGTGGTATTGCTACTACTACAGCCACAGACTTCGTAGTCAATGAGACTGCCCAGATGGGTCGTGGCATCATCGAGGTTGGCTCTGAACTGATGTATGTAGATCGTACAGATAACCTAACCAAGCAGGTCTACCTTGCCCCTTGGGGTAGGGCTTTTAGAGGCACTACAGCCTCTACAGCAGCCAACCAGACCAAGGTGGTCATAGCCCCTCAGTACCCACGCTTCATGGTCAAACAGGCTATTAACGACACAATTCAGGCTGTCTATCCAGAACTCTTTGGAGTAGGCACACACACTTTTAGTTTTAACTCAGCCGTTACTGCCTACTCACTTCCGGCTACTGCCGACTATGTTCTTAATGTTAAGTGGCAGACTATTGGCTCAACCAAGGAATGGCTCAATGTCCGTAGGTATGACACAGACAAGACTGCCAACACCACAGTATTTGCAAATGGCAAGACCATCAATATCTTTGACATGATTGATCCGGGTAGAACTGTTCAGGTTGTTTATGCAAAAGCTCCTACTGTTCTATCAGCCGAAACTGACATCTTTGAAACAGTAACTGGTCTTCCATCATCTACTATCGATGTAATTACTTATGGAACTATTGCTCGACTTATTGTTGGTTCAGATGCTGCACGAATTCCTTCTCAATCAGTAGAAGCAGATATGTTGGATCAATCTAAGCCAATCGGTGGTGGTGCTTCTGTTGCACGATTCTACCTTGGTCTATACCAGCAACGACTACAGCAAGAAGCTGCCCAGCTTCGAGATCTTTATCCACCCCGACTCCACTATACGAGGTAACCAATGGCCCAGAAAAGATACTACGCCTCAACAGCAAAACAAGCATCGCTATCAAGCGGTATCGATAGCACAGTTTTGTCAATCA